GGAATAAATAACTTATATAAACCACTCTTAGTTCTACCATTAAGATCTTTGTCTCCCATGTCAGAGTTGTAGAATATATCTTTAAATTCTGCCCCACCATCTTGCTGCTTATTAGCAGTAGAACCCATCATGCACTTCCCTACAACCTTTCTACCTAAGAGTAAACAGGTTTGAGTAACACCCCAGTTTTTCTTTATAGAGTTTTGACCTGTCCACTTACCAGCCTCATCATGTACCAGAAGTTTAAGCTTCATACCATCATAACTGTTGTCGGCAGTGTTTCTCCAATCTATCGTAGAGTTTAAAGCTTCAGACTTTTCTATATGCTTCTGATTCTTCGTTATCTTCTTTGCTGGCTCTCTAAAGGCTAACTCTACACGAGGATTACTAGAACCATCTTGTATAGGTTGGAAGAAAAACGGATAGTTCCTATATATACGGACTACCTTATCAGTAAACATTGTTTTAGCATCAGACCCAGTTTTAGACAACAACCCAAAATTACTATCGTAAACCTGAGTAGCTTGATTAACTATCTCACTACTTGCCATGTATGAGAACCCACTACGTCTGTTCTTAAGAAAACACATTCCGTAAGAGTTCTTATCTAGCTTACACGCTTCCCAAAAAATAAAGAACGTCCTGTTAGCATCCCTATAATCAGGGAAACCAACGTCAATTTTACTCCACTGGATAAACATATAATGAGATCCAGTTATATAGGTAGGGACTCCGTTATTAAAAAACCAAAGCCCTTCTCTCCTTCTTCTAAACTCCTCGTCTATATAATCTACATAGTCAGAGGCAGACTCTCTTGTTAGCCCGACTGGTGCGTTCTCCCTAGTCCACTTTTGCTTAGACTTAGGAAGGTTATGATAAAGTATATCCTTTTTAAGTCGTGGTTTTTTAGGTAACACAATCTTTAAGTTGTCAAACTCTAAGATCTCGCCCTCACTTCCCTCTATTAGATATATCGTATCACTTTTTTGCATACCTCTCAGCAAAAGAACCTTTAAAATCTTTCTTCTCTTCTATCAGGGATTCCCCCTCTTTAATTCTATCCTCAAGGTTTTTAATACCTAAAAGGATTTCCTGACAATCCTCGAAGCACTCTCTTTTAGCTTTAATAGCTTGTCTTCTCTTAGCATCGTCCTCTTCTATCAAGGGCTTGCCTATCTCTTCTATCAGAAGGTCAACAGCACCCTTACTAGCCTCTATTAACTTCTCTAGAGTTTCGAGAGCGTAATTTTTATTATCAGACTTCATACTTACAAAGAACGTCAAAGTTACGCATACGAAGAAGCTTTCTTCCGTCTATATCCATGTCGTACTCAGAGTTCTCGCTCCACATAATTCTATCTCCTTCATTAACCCCTTGCTCTTTCATCCAGTCATTAATAATAACTGCTTTTCCATGTAGCTCCACCTCAGAGGCAGATGTTTCCAAAAATATGCCAGAATCTGACTTTTCTGGCTCTTTCATTTCCTGCTCCATAAAGTTCCACACACCTACTGGTATATATTCCTCCCCTCTTTTGATAAGGTATATCTGCTCTAAAAAAGCTTGATATATGTTCTCCTTATCTGCGTGTTTTACAAGATTTACAGGTGTCGCTATAAAGTGGTGAAACCAAACCTTGTCACCCTCCTGTATACCTGAATCTTTAGTATCTTGCATTGGAGTTTTATAAACAGTACCATACTGTCTTGCTAACTTCATAGGATCGTAAGAGGTATCTCTATACAATTCCTTACCGTTTAGCATTATAGTATCTTCTGTTTCTTTTTCTACCTCTATCCAGAATACGTCTTTAATTGGCTTCATTTTTTTTCTTGTCTTTAAATTTACTTAACCTCGTACTCTTCTAGTACGTCAGTATTATATTCTATCGCTGTGGGTTGAGAAAAAAATCTCTTCCAAGGTCTAGAAAACTCTTCACTTTCTTTTTTCACGTACACATCATATACTACCTGTTGATGCTTGTACCATGCTGCCTCATCTTGGATGATGGCTGTAACTCTTAAAGAACCTCCTAACATTCGTTGACCCACTTGGTAAGTCAACCCTTGTTTTAAGTCCCCTATAGTTATCTTCCTAATAATAGGGTTTATTGCTTCCATTTAATTTAATTTACTCTTTATTACTTTTAAATTCCTAGTTTTCTAGAAAGTTTCACGTAATGACAATATACATTTCTTGCAGAAGTTGCTAGGTTTTGAACCCCAACAACAGGAACTATATCCTGCGAAGTTCGCATTGCTAAAGATTTTTTTGTAGAGTTAGATTCAGCAACCCCACCTGCAGTTGTACTTGTAGGAGTATGAGTTAATCCGTATTGTACACCGTTAACAAACACACTCATCTTTCTGTTCTCGTCAAAAGCAATCTTTAATCTATATACTGTATCTGCAGCTATTGCAATTCCTAAGTCTGTAATATAGTCTGTACCTGAGTGACTATATATAAAATGTAGATTTGCGTTAGTTGTTAAAGCACCTAAATCATCATCAGTAGCAAATAAGAAATAAGCCTGTTCGTTATCTGTTGCGTAAGCTCCAGTAGCGGTTAACTTCATCCCTGCGAAAACAGCAACCGTAGTAATAGTGGGGATTGTAATTGCAATTTCACATTCCGTCTCGTATTGAGAGAAGAAACTAGTACTTCTCCAAGCACTAACATCACTACCTGCAACATGAGGTCCACCATAATAAATACCAGTATCCCCTAGTTTAGGTAATATTATCATCTGATCGTTGTCGGCAGTCTGCGTTGTTAATTTAAGACCTGGATAAGTTCCACCATAAATCGAATACCCCTCGTCTGAGTTTGTTCCTGTAAGAGCCCAATGAGAATTACTTTTAAGGTGAGGATCAACTAATATTTCTATTTCGTAAGTTTGTGACGCTACATCTACAGCGTTAGTTGCGATTCTAATTTTACAAGAACCATCGTCCACGTCATGCACCATAACATTAATCATAGCGTTATCAGCTATAGTTCCGCTAGAGTTTATAAGGTAAGCTAAAACGTGAGAGTTATCTTGAATCCTTGAGTTAGTAAAAGTAAACTCTACAGAGTCTGAAGCTGCTAAATCTACAGCTTGAGTTGTTATCCTTGTCATTCTAGTGTTACTTGTTACCGCTGTAGTAGCAGAAGTAGCTTGGGATACCTCACAGGCAACTACGTCTTTATACGGTAACTCTAAGAAAGTCTCTAGAAGAGTATACCTATCTTGTGATTGGTTTAAAGTACCCCCAATAGTTAAATTCCCCTGAGCATCAAGAGTCATATTATTACTACCTGAAGTTCTAAAAGTCATGGAGTCCTGACTATGATCGTAAGACACTCCACCTACATCGTTGTCGTTAGCATCCCCAAAGTATATATGACCAGAATTAGAAGCACCAGAAAGGACTGACAAACCAGCATCTCCTGAATTTTCCAGGGTTAGTTGATTAGCAAACGTACTTGCTGTTACAGTACCTGCACTAACTGATAATACGTGCAATAAACCATCTGGAGCAGTTCCTCCAGTACCAATACCTACCTTTGAGAACTCTACTTTATCGGTAGCTATACTCATAGCTGTAGTGCCTCCCCTACCTGTTTGTACATTTTTTAAGGTCGTATCCGATACCTCAGAACTAGTCTGGAGTAGTCGCTGATATGTTTTTGCTATAGATTTTCCCTCTAGTGAACTCATCTTATTTTTTCTTTATTTTCTCTATAGACCTACCTGCGAAGTAAGCCCCATATACGGTTATTAATAACGTCTGATAAATAGGTTTGTAGGCTGCGTCTATAACAAAGCCCCCTGCGTTCCCATCAAACACTGATAAAATTACAAAAATTACTGTTAAAAAAATGCAGATTAATGGTCGAATGTTTTTAGATAGCCAGTTGTCTGATTTCATATCAGCCTCCCAGCGTCTTGTAACCTGCTCCTGAGCCTGAGACTCAGCCTGCATAAGAACTTCTTCTATCTTTCTTTGAGCCTCTAACTTTTCTTCTTTAGACGTAGTTAAGTTGTCGAGGACTGCCCCGACTTGTTTAATAACTCCACCACCTAATATGTTTAAAAGTTTACTCATTAAAGTGCTTTTATATCGTCTGCGTGTTTATATGCTGTGTCTCCATCTGCATCTTTATACGCCTCTAAGACAAGCTTTCTATTTTTATTTTCTTTTAAAGAGATGTGAATCCAAGAAAAATCAAACTCGTTGATCATTTGATCAAACTCAATGTTATTTTTAAGAATCCAATCATACACCTTTTTATTATTCATAGCTCCGTTTTCCCAGAACTGAATATCTAAAGCCTGACCCTTGCAATGCTGTGATTTTTTACTACCACCGATGGCACGATTCAATCTTGGACTCCTATACCCAGAAGTTACCCGAATAGGTCCAAGTTCATCACGCATTGGCTGCAATACGTCTCTAATTAGTAGTTGCAGATTTTGCAAGTGCTCCTTACTTGGCTCGTTAGGTATACCCTTCCTTAAAGCGGTATTGCTACGAGTTATCTCTGACAGCGTAAAGTTTTTACTTAGTCTCATCTTTCTTTATTTACTTTAAATTAATTGAGGTACAACTATAATCAAAAAAAAGACTACTGCTATTAATAAAGCAATAATCTCCACTTCTTTTAGTTTGTTTTTCCTCACTTACTTTTGTCCTTTATATGATTTGACGCTAACAATATCTCTATATGCTGAAGCTTTGCAGCAATATCAGCAAGAGCAGCTTTAATCTCGTTATCAGAAGCCTCTAGATGATATACTCTAGCCTTTATCTTTGTACACTCGTTGTTAAGGTTAACATATAACCCGAATGCAGCAGCTAGTATAACCCCCATTCCTATTACTAATTCTACCATCCCTACACTTAATCCCATTATATTATTTTTTTGCGAACTTTTCTACCCCAGAAATGCCAAACGAGCCTAACACAACCCAAACAAAGGAATCGTATACAAACTCGTTGATCACCAGGTCTTTTCCGACCCAACCTGTAACAAGGTCAGCTACCATTATAAGGCACATTATAGTAAAAGCTATAAACCCTACAATAGATTTCTCGTTCCAGTCGTTATTGTCTTTAAAGATTTCCATTATTAAACGTATTCAAACCCTAGAATAAGAGTTATTGGACTTTGCATATATATGTAATCATCATCAGCAATAATTCCAGTATTTGTGCCTTTAAGGTTAAATACTGTAGAAGACGAAACAGTTTCTACAGTTCCAATTACAACATCACCATGAGCAACTAAAACATCTTCAGGTGCAAATACATTTTGAATATCTACACCTCCATCTATCTCAAGTTGAGCTTGAGTTCCTGCAGCACCTGCATTTGTGGCTGTAGCTCTAACAGTAGTATGGTTTAAAGCTGGTTCATT